ATGGCCGAGCTGGATGAAAAACTGAATGCGCTGCTGTCCGATCCCGGCAGCATGGCACAGATCGTGCAGATGGCGCAGCAGCTCTCCACTGCCATGGGTGGGGACGCGGGCGCCGCCGCACCGTCCCCTGCTCAAGCTGCCGCACCCGCTGTACCGCCGCCAGCACAAACGCCGCCGGGCGGCATCGACCCACAGGTGGCCGCCCGCTTCCTGCCGCTTTTGCAGGAGTACAGCCGCTCCAACAGCCAGACCATGCAGCTGCTGTACGCCCTGCGTCCCTTCCTCAAGGAGAGCAAGCAGGACAAGGTGGAGCGGGCGGCGCGGCTGGCGCGGCTCATCCATCTGGGCAAGAAATTCCTGATAGACTGGGGGGACGGCCATGTATAACCGGTATATCCGGGGCGACGGCGGTACATACACCCGCGTCAGCATGGAGGATACGCCGCTGCCGCCGCCCGCCGGTCAGCGTCCGCCTCCCCCACCATCCGCCACGCCGGAGGGCGCACAGTCTGACGGACGGACGTCCCACAACAGGCCGCCTCCACCGCCGCAGCCGTCTCCCGAGCGGGGACTGCTCAACGGTCTGCTGGAAAAGCTGCATCTCAGCGACCTGGACGCGGGAGACATTCTTTTGCTGCTTTTGCTGTTCTTCCTCTTCCGGCAGGAAGCCGATGAGGAGCTGCTCATCGCCATCGGGCTTTTGCTCATCCTCTGACCGCAAATAAAATATCCCCCGACCGACCGGTCGAGGGATATTTTCGTGTAAGGTTTATTTACTTTACAGCTTCCTCCACCGCAACAGCCACGGCGACGGTGGCGCCCACCATGGGGTTGTTGCCCATGGCCTCCTCGGATTTTTAGGCGTTTCCACGCCTTACTATAAAATTCCTAAAACCGTTGTCGCACAACGGTTTTCCTACATGGTTGCTTTCCACCCGTTTCTGCTCGATACCACGTTTTTCTGTCCGTTTTCAAAAAAATGTGGACAAGATGTGGACAAGAGAAGCGCCCCACCCGGGGCGCTTCTCTTGTTTTATTTGACTTCCTGCCGTAAAACGTCTATTGTAAGAATATATTACCGATACATGGAGGAACGTCTTATGTCGTACCAGAGTATCGCCAGCTTCTTTTCGAATCACTTTGTAGAGTCCTGCGCCATTGTATTTCTTCTCATCTGCGTGGCCGCACGTATTTTCAACGAAATATCCGGGTTCAAACGGTTAAAGAAAGAACGCGAAGAATTGCAGACCGCAAAAGATGCTTTCGAAACTTACAAACTATCAATACAGTCCGACAGGAAGAAGCTGGATGATGATGCCGCATCCCGCTTGCGCACTCAGCAGGCACAGTACGCAGCAAACGAAAAGCGCCTTGCTCAGCAAGAGGCTGCAATGCGTCAGAGCCTCGTACATATCCGTTCCAGTCTGCGCAAAACTCTTCTTGATGACCTTCGCGCTTTTCCTGCCTTTGCATCCCTGTCAGAAGATGACAAACAACTCACCAGCGCCATTACCTCGGATATGTGGATATTCCCTCCGTTCGAATTTTCAGCCTGTGTAAGTTCCGGCAGTGGGAAAACGTACCACACCTCGCTGCGCGGCTGCGATTGCGAAGATTTCAAATTTCGAAAGCGCCCTTGCAAACACATGATACGCCTCGGCATATCCTTGGGGCTTCTTCTCAACTACGATACAGATGCCCAGAGAATAGAACTCTCGCATATCATGACGCAAAAAAACGAGCTCCAAACCGCACTCGCAAAAAAGGAAAAGTTCATTGCCGCGAAGGAGGAGCACCTTCGTCATTTAGAGAAAACACAAGATCAGACCTACCCATGGCTTGCCGAGCTCCGCGCCGATGCATACGAAACCGCCGACACGCAATGGATAGATTATTTGCAAAACAAAAGCCGCCCTGCGATGCAAAAGGCCACCGAAGTCAGCAGCATCATCCACGGTGAATTGCGTCAAGCCCGTATCGCCGCCAAGCAGGCTGAGTATCAGGTACATTTTTACGAATCGCTGTTCCCTTGGCTGCTGGATTACAAAGAGTTGCCGCCCGCCGAGGCTTTCTCCTATGTGCAGGATGACTCTTCCTCTCCACCGGAGGAGGATGTTGCCGTTGCCAACAAATACCTATCACCACAAGAGCGGGCCGAACTCTCCGACGCGGAACGCTACCAGCTAATCCTTGATCGTTACATCGCGCGCGGTAAAACCAACTGGGAGATTGGTATCGAATATGAGCGTTACATCGGCTATCTCTGTGAGCAGCGCGGTTACAGTGTCACCTACAACGGTGCAAGGGCAAAGCTGGAAGATATGGGGCGTGATCTCATTTTACGGCGTGGAAATGATGTAATTCTTGTCCAATGCAAACGATGGGCCTCTGAGAAGGTTGTTCGCGAGAATCACGTCTTCCAGTTGGCAGGCAGCGTATTTGAATACCAGTACCAACACCCCCAGCAGTCCGTTTCCGGTGTACTGGTCACTTCCACCACTCTATCAGAGGTCGCTCAGCGCTGTGCCGGTTATCTGGGTATTCAGGTTTTCTCTGGTGTTCCTTTTCAGGAATACCCTCGTATCAAGTGCAATATTGGCCGCGACGGCAGCAAGATATACCACCTTCCTGTTGACCAACAGTATGATACCGCGATCATCAACAGCGACGGTGAGTTTTACGCTTCCACCGTTGCCGAAGCAGAGGCTGCTGGATTTCGCCGTGCTTATCGCTGGCGCAGCAACCCACAAAAAGGATGAGGAGCCTCCTGGCTCCTCATCCTTTTTTACCCTTTCCTCCCCCGGATATATGCCACAGCCGCCTGCCGTCGCTGCTCATAGATGTCTCCCTGCTCGGAAGTTGACTGCCGCCCTCGGATATACGCCACGGCGGCTTTCCGCCGCTGGGCATAGATGTCATCGTCCTCGGACTCAAGGGCCTGCTTGCCCCGGATATACGCCACAGCCGCCTTTCGCCGTTGCTCGTAAATGCCCAGATAATCCTCAAGGTTCTGCTGCCACTGTGGCGTCTGCTCCGGCTGGCTCTCCCGGTGCGCCACCGCTGCCGCCAGACGGTTGGCGGAGGCTTCCGCCGACACCCCCTGCACCCACGGCGCCTGTCCGATGGTGCTCTGCGCCCAGCCGTTCAAGTAGTACAGCGCGTCCTTCTGATAGTCGTCCAGCTCCAGCATATTGATGGCCTCCAGCTTCTCCGCTTTCTTGGTCAGGCCGCTGGTGGCCACCTTGTACTGATAAAACTGTTCCGGCGTGATAACATCGCTGCTCTCCAGCTCCGCCAGCTGCTCCAGCGTGGTATCACTGGCCATGTCGGCAAAATAGATCTCCGCCTGTGCCGTCACGCTCATGCCGGAGCTTCGCAGCCACTCAAACTTCTGCGTGACCGCGCTCTTTTCCCCGGTCGCCTTGATGCCCTTCGTACCAAAGTAGTAGGTATAGAAGTCCTCATAGCTGACGCCGTTGGACTTGGCGGATATCGCCCGCTGGTACACATCCTTGTTGTAGGTCTGGAGGGCGTACTCCGCGCCGAAGCATTCCCTGTTGGCCTCACGGTAGGCATCGTCCGGTTCCAGTCCCCTCCTCAGAAATTTCTCCGCGGCTGCCCGGTATGTCTCCTCCACCGCCAGCGCGTTTTTCTGGATACCGGTCACCACGGCCTTCAGCTCCCGGGTCTTCTGCCGCTTCTCCTTGTCGGACAGCTCGGAGGCCTCCACCTCCCGGATCTCCTTCCACAGGTCAGAGCAGGCGGACTGCTGCTTGCTCCAGAAGCGGCTGACCACCGCCGCCGTCTCATCGCCGCCGTTCTTGGCATAGGTCAGTTCGTCCGCCTCATCGAAGAAGTCGCCGCTTACGCGGTTGCTGGATACCACATCCGTTGTAAACGCCTTGGCAAACATCCCCCGCTCCGCCTGCGGTGTCAGCGCCGGCAGCAGGAAGTCGCCTACCACGCCGGTATACTGATCCAGTACATAGTTGAGTTTCTTCGGTGAAATGCCCAGCGCACCGCCCACCGCCTTGGAGAACACATCCGTGCTGCTGTCGTACCGCTGCCCCGGCGCATAGCTCTGGAGCCGCTGGTTCTCAATGTCCCCGCCATACCACGTCCGGCCTGGACTCTCCGGGTTCAGCAGCTGGGAGTCCACCAGCGCCGATGCGATGTTGCTTGTCAGCGGATTGGCCGGGGCCACCTGATTCCCCATGGTGTTCAGCGTGGCGAGGATATCAACATTCTCTCCCTTTACCGCATCCGTCACACGGTCTGCCGTGATGCCCAGCAGCGACAGCTCCCGGCCCTTGGGGAGCTTCAGCCAGATACCGTCCTTCAGCTTGAACATATAGTTGGTGTCCTTGTCGCTGTCCCGCAGGTCGTCCCATTCCTCATCGTCGTGATACAAAAGCGCGTTGAGGAGCGTCGGCGCGATGCCCAGCACAACAGCCCGGCCCACCAGCTTTGCCCACTCCCGGCCGCCCTTCGTCTCCGTCACCCGCCGGATCATCTTGTCGAAGCCCTGAATGCCCGGGTTCAGGAACGGCACATAGTTGGCGTTCAGCACCTTTCCCAGTGTACCGGCGCGGCCGAAGTTCACCGTTACATCAGCCGCCGCATAGAGGGCATCCGCCAGCGTTTCCGAATTGACGCCGCCCTTTTCCACCACGCTCATGAACTCCGCCAGACGGGGTGCCTGCTCCGTGGCCATGTTCAGCGCCTCAAGCCGTGCCAGCAGCTTCCCCGCCTTGCCGGCAGGCTCCTTTACCGTGCCGGTAGCGTAGTCGAACACAGAGGAGTAGGAACCGCCCAGCGCCTTGTACATCTGCCAGTATTCGCCGTTGTTTTTGATCTCCGCCAATGCCTTGGGATAGTTTTTCAGAAAAGCCTTGCCGTCCCGGGTGTACAGGCCCGCCGTCTGCAGGTCGCGCACCGTGTTCCGCACAAGGAACGTGGGGTTGTAGCCGGTCACGAGGGACTTGAACAGATTGTTGCTGGCACGGATCGTCTTTGTCAGCGTGTTGCTCTCCGCCGCATCCGGCGACAAAGCCTTCAACGCATCAAACAGGGTATCGTCCACCGTCAGCTCCCACAGCTTCCCGTCCTGAAACACCGTAAAGGTCTTTTCCTTTGTAAATGTCTGTCTGCCCACATCGTTCAGCGTATCCGGGTCGAAGTCGCCGCCGTCAAACTGCTGCGCATCCTTGATGTACCGCCGTACCGCCGTGGAATCGCCCGCTTTCACATAGTCCTGCAAAATACGCTGCCCGAACCGGTTCTTGCTGCCCTCGCGCACCACCTTCATGGTCTGCTTACCTAGCGCCTCATGGAGCGGCACCAGCTGCTCCGTACCACCCTGCGCGCGGCCCACGGTCTTTCCGATCCGCACGGCGTTCCGTTCCCGTCCCGCTCCCGCGCCTCCTTCCGTGACACGCAGCGTCGGCACATAGTTGGGATAGAACTTCTTCAGGAAGTCCGCGTTTTCCTGCGTCATCAGGCCACTGTCCACACGATACTGCATCAAATTGTCGATGTACCCGCGTACCTGCTCCCGGTACTGCTCAAACTCCGGGTGCTCCTGCAGCGCACGGCGCGCCCGTTCCCGGCTCACCTCGGCGGTCACGTCCACGCCGAACACCGGCTTGTCCTTGATCGCGTCCGCGCGGTCCACCGCCCGCAGCAGCCGCAGCCGCTCCCTGGCCAGCTCTGCAATATCCGGGTCAAGATCCTCCGTCATCCGCCGGAGCTGCCCCTCCGTGTCCGTCCGCACCTCCGGGTGCTCCACATCGAAGTCACGCAGGGCCGCTCTGGCATCCAGCACCGCCTGCTCCTTGTTCTGCGACAGGCTCATACGGTCGATGTTGTGCAGATCGAACATATAAATCTGGAATGCGTGGTAGTAGTCCTCGCCCTTCTGCCGGATGGGAGAGAAGATACCGTTCAGGCTCTCTCCCACCTTCTGGGCGTTCACGTTCGTCTGTGCGTCCGCGATCATGCTGACACCGGCAGACGTCGAGGCGCGGGCCTGATTGTAGAACTGATAGAGATACGGGTCGTTGACCGCCTCTGACACCTTGCTCACGCTGTGTCCCGCATCCACCATCTTCCGGTACAGATAGCTCCACGTCTCCCGCGCCTTTTCCCTGGCGCTCTTCTTTTCCTCGACCGTGTGATCTGTTACCATCGACTCTGTGGCTTTGATGCGATCCTCGCGGGAGCCGATGGGGTCTGCCTGATCCGCGTACAGCCGCACCAGATCATCCAGATCTGCCTGTGTGGTCTGCTCCACCGTCCGCTCAGGCGGGGCCTCCTGCCCCTCCAGCCGCCGAAGCTGTGCGTCGTATATGGCGTCCGACACGGTGTACGGGTCATCCCCGATGATGTTCTCGTCCCGGGCCAGCCGCTCCATATACGCGTTCTGCTCCGCAGCATCCTGCGCCGATACCGGCTCCATTGTCATGTCAGGCGGCGCCACGCGGTCTGATACGCCGTACACATCCCGCCACGAGATGGCGTCCTTCGATGCCGCGTCTCCGGTATCCCGCCGGTACAGGCCGTTCTCCTGCACCGTCCGCCCGGTATCCACCCCCGCCATCTCCTCGATGCTCCGGCCGGTGGAAAATTTTTCCGTGTTGACATTTCCACCGCCGGTGGATATACTGTTAGTGGAAGCGTTCCCCCGCGGGCCATTGCCGTTCTCGGCATAAGAGCCCTTAATTTTGGGGAATGCTTCTTCTTTCATATGCCCGACGTTATAAATAATTGTCCCCTCCGGATTCAGTGCCGTGGAGATCGTGACCTTGTAATACCTGCCGTCGAAGTCTCTGAAATACGCCGTTCTGTAATTCCAGCCGTCCGCCGCCATGGCGCCGTGTCTGGCGTTGTAGTCCGGCGTATTTTTCTTTCCGCGCATGGATATCTGTGCCAGCTCGTCGATGTGGGACGCCGCATTTACCTTTCGCTCGAAGGCGCTCTCGCTCATGGTGCGTCCGTCGCCGGTGTGGTTATCCGCCAGCTTCCCTGCCGAGTCCCTTGTCAGTGTGAGAACGTCGCCGTCCTCCGCGATAAGCTGTACATCCTGCCCCCGGCGTATCTTCCCGTTGATATAATCCTCCAGCTGTGCGCTCCAGCTTTCCGGGTCGTTGCCGAATATCACCTGCCGGTCGGCCTGCACATATTTTCGCCCGTCTCCGAGTTCCCTGATGTCATACTGCGTCCCCCTGCCCTGTGTTCCGGCCTCCGCCTGGCGCAGGGCCTTTTCATAGAGATTCTGTGCGTCGATGAGCCGCCGCTGCTCCGGTGTGCCCGTCAGCTTCGCCGCCGTATCCCGCAGCCAGTCATAGATGCGCTGGAACAGATTGCGGTCCTGTGCCAGCATCCGCCGGACGGTGGCCTCGTCGGTGAACAGCTTCTCCTCCGCGAACTTGGCCACAAGCTCCCGGGTGGCGCCGTCCTCGTCCAGCGCTACCCCCGCCTTGGCATAGTCTTCTATCACCGTGCGGCGCAGGGCGTCCACGTCCGCGCCCATATCCTCCGCCATAAACCGCAGCGCCGCGTCGGAGAACTTCCCGTACAGGCCGCTTGTCTCCATGTGGTGGGTCAGCTCGTGGATCAGCACCTGCCGCACCGGATCCACCGCTGCCGGATCGATGTAGATCACGCCGTTTTGATAGCTGCCCTGCACGCCCTCCTGCATGGTTTGGGCCTGCACCGCAGCGCCGAAACGCTTGGCGATCTGTGCCGCCGTCTCGAACTGGTTCCGCTGTGCCTGCGGCATCTGCTCCAGCGCACCCAGCCACGCTGTGCGCTGCTGGGCGTCCATACCGTTGGCGTCCACCAGCCGGGGCAGCTCGGCATACTTGACGCCGTTCCGCATATCCTGAGCATTGACACCCTGTGTGCCCTGTGGTATACTGGTGTCGATATAGGAAGGACCTTGCGGCGGGGCGCTTTGGGCGTTAATCTCGGGGGCGGCGTTCTCTTGGATGTCGGGCATCGAGTACCGTGACGTGCGGGTCTTTCCTTTTTGTATGTACAGTGTGTCCGTTTGCAGCAGGTTTTTCCCGTTGGAAACGCCTTGCACCGTAATATATGTATCCCCGAATCGTTTCTCAAACACAATGGCCTTGCGGCCCTTTGCATCGTTCGTTTCGGACAGATAGACCGCGTCCGGCTGCGCAATGATCTCCGGAATGTGTGCAATCGCTTCCGCAGTGACCATTACCTGCCCCCGTGCCGTTTCCAGCGTCGGGTCGCCATGGCTCTTGATGATGTGCCGAACGTCCACGCCATTCATCATAACGCCCATGCCGTCTATATTGATGCCCGTCTCCTGCATGACCCGCCGGGCCGTGCTCTCCGGCACCTTGCCCATGTATGCACGCTCTACGCTTGCCTTGTTTGCCAGTGCGTTCCTTACAAATTGAACAGCATCCTGAAATGTCGAAACGACCTTATTCTTCGCGCCGCTGGAAAGATTCACCCTTTCCTGCTCGGTCAGCGAAAGAAGGCCGTTTTCATTTTTCAGACGCGGCACGGCCCCGCGATACGCCGCCTGTTGCTGCTCATACGTTGTCCCCCGGGCATCCACCAGCCGGGGCAGCTTGGCATATTCTCCGGGCATGGCGCGGCCCATGGCATCAATGGCCCTCTGCGCCAGTTGCCCGCTATTACCGCCGAACAGTCCGTTTTTCTGAAGATTCTCATAGTATGCGTTCTCCGCCGTCTGTGCCTTCCCCTGCTTGACGCCCCTGTTGAGCTGTCCCGTGCCGCCCACAAGGCCCATGGCAGCACCCAGCAGGAAGTCATAGCCCATCTGAGCTGCGTCATCCGTCGTGAACATAGGCCCGCTGCCGTCGTCCAGCTTCAAGAGCCTGTCTGCCAACGGATTCAACAGATCGGAGGTCACTTCTTCCACGCCCTCACCGGCCCCGTTAACGATCCACGTCAATAGCGCCTGTCCTGTCTTGTTGCTGGTTAGCTTCGTCACCAGCTTCTCCACCAGCTCGTCCGCGCCTGCCTTGCCGTAGATTTTACCGAATGCGCCGAACATTTTCTCCGTCAGCGTCTCGATGCCCGCTGATTTCAGGCCCGCCACAAACTGCTGCTCCTCGGACTTTCCCTCGCGCCGTGCCTCGTTGGCCGCCTGCCCGTAGGAACGCAAGCCCATCATGTACAGGCCGCCGCCGGGCAGCGCCAGATTGACCAGCGCGTCACCGGCCATCTGAATGCCGGTGACGCCCATGTCCACCATGAACCTGCCCACGGTGCCAAGCCCCTCATTTGCCTGCTCCTGCGCCTGTGCGCTTTTTTCGAACAGCTCGGAGGCTCTGTCATATGTGGCCTGCCGCTGCCTTTCCCGCCGCTGGAGGCGCTCTGTCTCCAGCCGGTCGGTGATGGCGTCGATGCTCTCTCCCGTCCGTCGGCTCTCCGACACGGCCCGGCCAAGGTCGCCGAAGCCGGAGAATGTGCCCAGATGCTGCTCCCTGTTCACCGGCGTGGCCTGTCCTTCAATCTCCTTGAAGGCGCCCCTGACTGCCAGAACACCCGCTTTCCCGGTCTGCCACGCCTTTTCCATCAACCCCGCAGCGCCGGTATAGTCCCCCGCGCCGAATGCGTGAATGTTCGGCAGGTTGTCCACCCGGCGCTGCGCCTCGCTTTTCTGCGGGGTGGCTGTTCTCCCCGCGCTTCCTGCCGTCTGTACGGCGCTCTTGGCGGGCAATGCAGGCACGATAGGCACCGTAGGCACGGCAGATACAACAGGCGCCGCGGATGCGGTATTGTGTCCCGCCTGCGGCGTGATGATCCGCCCACCGCCCTTGCCGTCTGCCATGACTACGCCGCTTTTTGTCAGCAGCAGCGGCGGCTGCAGCGGCATTTTCTGCGCGGCAGGCATGGATGCCTGCTTTTTCTGTGCATCCTTCTTGTCCCACTCCAAAAATCTCATGCTGCACCTCCCGCTCCGTTATTTGGTCATCATCGTGTTTACGCCGCCTCCGCCGCCGTATCCGCCGGTCTTGCTCTTCGCGGCCTGATACGCCTGCCACGCCTCGTCGGCCGTCAATCCGTACGTCACCGCGCTGGACTGCGGCCCCCACGCACCGTCCGCATCTACGTTGTAGAAGCGCTGCATCTCCGCCACCTGCTCCGGTGACAGGCTGCCGTTGTCGTAGCCACCGTAATACCCACCGCCGCCGGAACTCGTTCTCCCGGCCGCCGACCGCTCCCGCTGCCACTGGGCAATGCTGGCCGCCTGCTGGTCCTTCTGCATCAGGTAGCTGGCATACTGGCTCTGTACGTTGGCCTTGTACCCCGCCATCTGTTCCGCCGCCTGCGTATCCCCTGCAAGGCGTGCGTCCGTAATGGCCTGCTCCAGATCTGCCAGCGTATCGATATACTGTTGCTCCAAATCTGCCACTTCATTCTGATAGTTCGCGTCCATGGCAATGCGCTGGCTGTCTGCCATACCGCCGTAGACGCCGGAGGCCGCCAGTTGCTGTTCCATATTTCGCTGTGACATCATGTTATTGACATATGTTTGCCGCGCCGCGTTCTTATAGGACGTCTCTGCCTGCTGCTTCTGCCGTTCGTATGCATTCACCGCCTGCTGTACCCGGGCATCAATGGCTTTCCTTACATCGCTCTCATACACGTCTCCGCCCACCTTTTTGAAATAGTCCTCGTAGCTCATGGTCTCTGGTATCTCCGTCGAGTAGGACTCTTTTTCGGTGTATCCACCGGGTGCATACCCGCCGTAGGTGTATCCGCCGTAGGTGTATCCGCCGGGGCTGCTCTGTGTGTTCTGTGCGGCTGTATCCACGCGCTGTTTGATTTCTTCCCGCACAGACGGCGGCGTAGGCGCAGTGCCATAGGAGCTTCCATCAGATCTCACCCCTTGCAGGCGTCCGATCTGGTAGTTGTTCGGCGTAATCTGCAATGCAGGTGACGGTGGCAGCACTGATTTTCCATACCCCCTCTCCCCGCCGTCGATATAGGCCTTCGGCCCGGAAATGGGGATCTTGCTATTTTTCGTAATATACGGATTCGGCATATTCTTACCTCTCTTTCATGCAATAAGGGCGCTCCCGCGCTTTGCGGGGGCGCCCCTGTTTTTCATACCCCCAGCAATTTCCCCCAAGTCCCCTTTCCGGCGATACCGTCAGCGCCGAGGCCGTACTTGGTCTGGAACTTCTTCAGCGCCGCTTCCGTGCCGCTGCCGAAGTCGCCGTCCGCACCGGCCGCGCCGCAGGAGAACCCGTAGACGATCAGTGCCGCTTGCAGGGTCTTCACATCCGCGCCCTTCATGCCGCGCTTGAGCATCCGTACCTGCATGGGCAGCATTGTGTCCTTCTCCGCAGGCACCGGCGCTGGCACATTGGCGCTCTCCACAAAGGGTACACCCAACGCATTGCACAGACCCTTGGCGATGGTCTCGCCGATCAGGGTGGTGTTGTCGATGATCCACTGGGCAACACTGGGAACATCGTGGAAGTCCACCTCGATATACACCGTCGTGGCGGCAGGGTGCTTCACCTCGTACAGCGCGGGGTAGGCGCGGATCACGTCCGGCGCACCCGGCGTCACAGGCCCCAGCACGTCCAGCACCGCCTGACACGCCTTGTACCCGGCGCTGTTCCGGTCGCCGCTGTAACAGAACAGGTGCGTACCGCTGGCCTTGCCATTGCAGGCGTTGGAATGAATAGGGACGTGCAGGTCGGCCTTGAAGCGGTTGGACGCCGCCACACGGTTCTGCATGGTGTCGTACTGCCCCAGCATCACCTCCACGCCGGAGCGCTCCAGAGCGGCCTTGCAAGCCTCTGCAATGCGCCCGCACTGGATGGCCTCGGTGGTGTCGCCCACCGCATAGGTGTTCCGCCGCTGGTCGCTGGGGGACAGATACACCCGCTTAGCCATTGTTGCCAGCCTCCTTGTGATACTGCGCCGTGCTGATGCACAGCACCGCGCCGAGGAACGTGTCCACGGCGGTGATGGTGGTCACCACCTCGTCAGCGTAGGGCCACGCCCACACCGCCGCCAGCGCCGCGTACAGCGTGGCCACGGCGGGCATGACGATGATGACCAGCCACTTGAGGATGTCATATACCTTGTTGTTCAGCTTCATAACAAATTCCTTTCCGGCCTGTCGGCCTGTTCCATTTTATGCCCTATCGTATGGGCAGCTTCCGCACTTCCTCCATGACGCGCCGCGCGCTGCCGTTGCCGCCCATCTCCTCATACGGCTCGTAGAGATACACCTGCAAGTTCTCGTACTCGTCCTGCGTGACGTAGCCCCGCTCGATGTACACCATGCCGAGGTGAATGATGCGGTCGTGAGCCAGCCCCACCAGCATCTTCCGCTCCGCCTCGTCGGCCTTGCTGCGCTTGGCCGTCAGCTCCATCCGCTTGAGGATCACCTTGCTCACCACGCCCCACAGGGCGGTGGAGGTCAGCAGCGCCACAATGAGCGGCACGCCGACATTCGTCCATGCTTCCAT